GCGTTCTTATATACCACAAGATGAGTTATCCACGAATAGTTACCTCGTCAGTTACGGATAGTCAAAGGAAGGTCATATTGCAGGCCTATCCGGATGCTGTGTTCAAACCCTTTGAGGGCGAGAACCCGCATTTGTTTTTGCATTACTCGCGGAGATTTCTGGAACAGGATGCTCTCCTGACCTTACAAAGATTTGGTGCTAGAAGTGTATTGGATATTGGAGGTACACCTGACCGGGCCGGCAAAGTAGCTGAGGCCTTAGGTATGGGTTATCATTCATGCAATCCGGTCATTGATGGCGCTGATCTGGTTAGGAAACTGAACCGGACATCAAAATATCCCCATTGTGAACATTTAGGTCAAGTATGTGACTGCATCACTCCTGATGCGGTTGCTTTCATACACACACTTTATTACTTGACCCCTGATGAAATCCACAAGCGGATCGCCGACACTAGATTAAAAGTGGGCGTGGCGGTCATCCATACCTTTGAAAGTATGGACGGGAATTTGCCCGTGGGCACGGATGAGTCTCATTATATCGTTGATGGGGAAGGTGTTACAATGCGCGTTACTGGGAATTCCTCAGAGTATCGACATGATGCTCTGATGTGGCTTGTCGGTGGATCGGTGCACACATCATTTGGTACACTTGCCTGGGCTGAACAGAAAGCCTTTGGTGGGGCCCACTTGGTGGTGTTCACTGTTTCTGCTGACGTGATCCCTTTGTCCACGTGCAGCCTTTCTCGCGCAGTAATAGGCGCTGAGATCTCCGACCCCGATCTTAGGGGTTTGCGAAACACGCAACAAATCGTAGGACATGTCCAACAGTCCTTAGCTATCGACTCGGTGAAGGTGTTGCCAATGGGATTCCTGGTGCGTACGGGCACCAGCCAGGTTATTGTACCGAACGTGATGTACAGTGAAGCCTGCCTATGGGTGATTGGGAAAGAGAGGAATAAAAAGAATTGGGACGCGTTGTTGACTAACCTGAAAGGGAAAGTTGGCAAAGTGAATATCTCATCCTCCAACCAATGGCTTGTGGTGCTGCATTGTGCCACATTAGCTTACACCAATACACTGAACGCCGAGTTGGGCGCCCACGGGCATTTGAGCCGATGGGGACGAGAGTTCAAGTTACACAAACGATGGTGTGACGTTTACGTGTGGTTTGCTTGGTTCTTTGAAACCTTGCAATTATTCCACGGGCTCAAATCTTCTACTCAGATGCTTGTTAACGTGATCGGAATGATGCTGTCAGCATTAGTTACCGGGTTGTTTAGAGGGGAACTGAAGGTAAAGACTTCAGTTGCAATTGTTATCTACTTCTTGTGTTCTTGTTTCTGGTTGGGGAGAATTGTATGGGTCAAACGCGCGAGACGCGGACCACCATCAAAATACTCTTCGGATCCAGAAATGATACCACCACCAAAAGTAGGTTCAATCTCACAAACTCCGGATCTCTATAATGCCAAGGAATGCGCTGGACGCGTTCCTTTGACAACTTATGACAACATTATCCCAGTTACTTGTGCGAATGATGATGCGACCAAACTGATGGCACTTAATCGTCGATGTCTCCAAGGTGTGGAGGAACACGATTATACTTGTGTCAGCAACTGGCGTCATCTGTGGGAAGACTGGCTACCGAA